AAGGAGAGGAGGTAAGAATGCAGCTATAGAAATTGATGGTGTTGCTTTTTGGATGTCACCAAAAGGCTTCTTTGCGTTTGATGGTACAGTTAAATCATTACCATGTAGCGTAGAAGATCATGTATTTGAAAATATCGACACTACAAAAGGACAGCAAATAAGTGCAGGATTAAATAATTTATTTACAGAAGTTGTTTGGTATTATCCATCTTCAGGTTCTGAGTATAATGATAAATATGTAATATATAATTACGGTGAATCTACTTTAACAAAAGTTCCGGGTGGTGTTTGGTACACAGGCACAGAAGCTAGAACGAGTTGGGTTGATGCAACAATATATCCAAAACCATTTGCAACTAAATACGACTCTACTTCTGATGGGACATTTCCTGTGATTGTAGGTCAAGATGGTCTAGGACAGACAACGTTATTTGAACATGAAGTAGGAACTGATCAGGTTAATCCAAATGGAACTACAACAACTGTTACATCTTTTATACAATCATATGATATAGATCTTGAGTCTAGAATGAGAAGAACAGCACAAGGTGGTGTAGCTTCTGGAGCTGTAGCTGGTGAGTTTTTCTTAGCACTACGTAGATTTGTGCCTGATTTTAAAACACTAGCAGGTAATTGTAAGGTAAGCCTTGGAGTCAAAAGATATCCTCAAGACTCACAGACCACAACTGCTTTAAGTCCGTTTACAGTTACATCAAGCACTCTTAAAAAAGATACCAGAGCAAGAGGTAGATTTTTAAATATAAAAATAGAAAATGATGCAGCTAGTGAGTCATGGAGATTTGGCACATTAAAATTAGACTTACAACAAGATGGTAGAAGATAATGACTAAGATAGTAGTAAGAATACCAGAACCAAAAGAAGAGTACGATGTTTCTACACAGAAACAAATAAATAGATCTTTGTCTGGTGTTATAGAACAATTAAACTCAACCTATTTAAATAATATAAAAGAGGAGCAAGAAAGATTTTCTTGGTTTTTAAGTGGCTAATATATATAAAAATGCAAAGGTAGATTTATCCACCACAGATAATACTACAATATACACAGCACCATCTGATTCTAGAGCTATAATTAAAAGTATTATAGTATCCGAGGACGCTGGATCAGGAACCACGGTAACTCTGACTATAACAGATGCTGCTTCTGCGATATTTAATTTATTTAAAGACAAAGCAATAGCCTCAAAAGCAACAACAGAACTGCTAACTCACCCTTTAATTTTGGAAGAAAATGAGGTATTAAAGGCACAAGCAGCTGATGCAAATGAATTACATGTAATTGCATCAATACTGGAAATAACAAGGGAGTAATATGGCATTTACAGAACCACCATCAGTTAGATACGTAACAATAGACGGTAAAAAAGTACCAGTTGTAGAGTGTGAAACTGAAATAGTATTAAGAAATAAAAAAACAAACTATGAATATAATTCTGATAAAGAAGCAGAAGATGATATTGCAAACCCAGATACAGATACTGTGAAAGAAGATGTTACAAGATCTGTTAAAATTAAAGTAGCCCACATGCCTCCACTGGGAGCAGGGTCCGAGGAAAATAAATAATGTCGATATTTGCAGCACCAAGTTTTTACAGTCAAGCAGACCAAGATATATACAATCGAGGTTTTAGTTTTATACCACAAGAACAGTTTAGAGGAGGTGCTTTTAATATACCTACAGTTGATGATAATAATACAGGTGGCGTAACAACATTACCTGTAAATAATTTTACTCGTAGTGGTGGTGGAGGTGGTGGAACTGCATTCACTGGTGGTGCAGGTGATCTAACAACAGCTTTTCAAAAAGCAGTAGATGACAGACAGGATAGATTAACAGAACTAAATAGGCCATTAACAACCTCTAGCATGTTGGGAATGGATTCATTAAATCAAAAAGTTATGGATAAAATAAGATCTGATAATTTATATGGAGATAGAGGAGCATTAAGTAAATATACTGATAAAGAGTACATGCAAGCATTTCCAGAAATGTTTCCTAATCAATCTTTTCCAGGAACTTTTCAAGAGAAACCTACAATTAATAGAAGAATATCAGATGCTTTTTATAGTATTCCTGGTTTAAGCAAACCACAATCAGCAGAACAAATAATGGAAGAGGGTTATACAGGTAAAGCTGGTGGACCCGGTATATTAGGAATGATATTAGGTTCGGTGGATAAATTTGGGTCTTTATCTAGACCTGATCAAGCATTTATTGCACAAAATATGGGTTATACTGGTCCAACAGTGTTTGGTGAAAATACAACAGGTTCAGATAAAGATCCGTTTGGATTAAATGTTAGATCTGGTTTTGGTAACTATGCAGAAAGAGTTGGTGTAGAAGCAACAAAACTTGGTGAGTCTTTATCAGGAAGATTAACAGATAAATATAGAGACCAGTTTGGATTAACAACAGACGAAGAACTTAGTTACGACCCAGTTACAGGTCAATATGTTGGATCAAATGCAGCAGCTGTAGCAAAAGCAAATCAAATGACTAAGCTTATGAGAACTAAACAACAGTTTTATTTACAAAAAACAAAAGAAAGAAATGAACTTAGGGAACAAGAAAAGAAAAGACAAGAAGAAGCATTTCAAGCTCAGTTAAATCAACAACAAAGAGAACGAAGACAAGCTGATTTAAGCAGAATAGATAGAGCATACAGAGAAGAAACTGGGGGCCAAGGTGGTTCTTATGCCACTGGTGAGTCTGGTGTGCAAGCAGATGGTTCTTACAACGACCCGTTTGATCCAGGTGGTGGAGAAAAAGACGGTGGTTTTATTGATGGTACAAACAGAAGAATGGATTTTATGATGGGAGGACTAGCAAACTTAGTCGATATATATGATTGATTATAACAATAAAACACGATACAAAAAGGATTTAGGCTAAAATATGACAATATCTAGAATGCAGATGGAAAGACAACTACGAGCAGGTGGCGGACTCATGACATTAGAAGAACCTAGACAGGGGTTTTTTCTAGGTAAGATTGTAAGAAAAGCTAAACGTGCTGTTAAAAAAGTGGTTAAATCACCGTTAGGTAAGCTTGCTCTAGGAGCAGCTGCCCTTAAATTTGGTGGTCCAGGTATTGCAAAATTATTAGGTAGACCTGCAACAGGTTTTTTAAGTGGTCAATTTACAGGACCAGGTGGTATTTTTAGTGCTGCTAGAGGATTGTTTGATCAAGGTAGATTTTTAGGAGATTTAGTAAGAACAGATGGTGTATTTAGTCCAGGTAAAGCTGCATTACTAGGTCTAGGTGCTGCAGGTATTGCTGCACCATTTTTAATGGGTGGAGACGAAGAAGAAGTTGTGGAAGAAACTCCATTCTCAGAAACACCCTCTAGTATTGCTAACATAGTAGAGCAAGCTAGGAATAGAGATCCAAGTTTAAGATTTTTACCAGAGCCAAGATTTGTAAGAAACTTCTATGCTGCTGATGGTGGATTAGCTGATGTACCGAGAATGCCTATGCAAGAAGGCGGGATCATGGACTTGGGTGGTATGGAAAAAGATTATAGAACTGGTGGCTTTGTAGATCTTGGAGCAGAAGAACGAGCTGACGATGTACCTGCAAGATTAAGTAAAAACGAATTTGTATTTACAGCTGACGCTGTAAGAAATGCAGGCGGAGGTGACATAGATAAAGGCGCTGAAGTTATGCAAAATATGATGGACAATCTAGAAGCAGGTGGTATGATATCTGAAGAATCTCAGGGTATGAATCCTGCACAAGAGATGTTTGATCAATCACAAATGTTGGAGAGTAGAATAGTATAATGGCATTACCAGATTATTTACAAGATACCGCTAAAGATTTTGCCAAACAATTAACGGCAACTACATCGGTACCTATAGATACAAGTAAATTTACCGGTAGACAATTTGTTGCTGGTGAAGATCCATTACAAACACAAGCTATTAATTTAGCAAGATCAGGTGTTGATTCTTTTAGACCATTTTTACAAGCAGCACAAACTGCTGTAGGACAACAAGCAGGACTGACTGGACCAACTGCGTTCAGACAGTTTATGTCACCTTTTCAACAAGATGTTATAGATACAACACTAGCAGATTTTGATAGACAAGCAGCGTTAGGTAGACAAAATATTAGGGACCAAGCATTTACTGCGGGAGCTTTTGGTGGTGGTAGAGAGGGTGTTGCTATGGGTGAGTTTGAAGCTGGTAACTTAAGAAACAGAGCTAGCTTACTTGCACAACTACAACAACAAGGATTTACACAAGCACAAAATTTAGCACAACAAGCATTTGGTAACCAAGGTAATTTAGCAGCACAACAAATGGGACTATCTAATTTCTTAAGAGGATCTACAGGTCAAGACATTGCTGCATTAGGAAACCTTGGTGCGTTCAGACAAGGATTAACACAATCACAATTAGCAGCTGATCAAGCAGCAGCTAGAACAGCAGCATTTGAACCACAACAAAGATTACAACAATTCGGATCTGGTTTAGGTCAAGTTTCTGGATTAGGAACAGTTGCTCCACAACTACCGATGGGTGGCGCAAGTCCTCTTGCTACAGCATTAAGCACAGCTACAGGTCTTGCTGGTATATTTGGTAAACTATACGGTAATAAATAATGAGACCATTAAAAAGACCAATGTTTAGATCAGGTGGTCCTATTAAAGAAGGGATCATGTCTGGTATGCAAGATAAGCCGCAACAACTAGTTCAACCAGCTGCAGATGGTAGTAGACCAGGATATGCTGGCCCTCTTGCATTTTTAGCACCTCTTCTTGGTATAGGTGGAACCGCAGCAAGAGTAGGTGCAACTAGAGCAGCTCCATCTTTGATACCACGAATAACACAAGGATTTAAAAATATATTTTCAACACCTGTAACTAAAACTGTTCCTAAACAAGGTCCTACAGGGTTTGGACCAGTTAAAGTAACAACGGGAGCTGGTGGCACTGTAACAAGAGAATCTACAAAATTAACACCAGGGTCTGGTGAATTGACTACTAGACAACTTAAACCATACTTTGCAAATGATCCCACTATTGCGTTAGTTAGAGGAACTTATAACGCTCTTACAAATCCAGAGGCAAAAGGTTTATTTGCTAAAGGTGCAAGATTTGTGTTGTCTCCAACAGGTGTAATTACAACAGGTTATTTTGTTGGTGGTAAATTTTTTGATGGAGATGGTAATCAAATTGACGATAAAGAGGCTAAAGAATTAGGTTTAACAGCAGGTAATAAGATAGATGAAAAAGTAATTAAAGGTGAGTCTGATGGAACTGAAGGTAAAACATTAACAAGAGATGCAGAGATAGAAGCAAATAGAAAAAGATATTACAAACTTATGGGTATAGATAAAATGCAAAAAGGTGCTGCTTATGATTCATTAATTGATGCAAGTAAAATTATTCAAGAACAAGGCGGTGATCTAAAAGGCGCTATTAAATCAGGAACTTTACAATCATCTATAATAAATGCAATATCTAAAAACTTAGATAAATCTGCAGATCTAAAACGTCAGATTGATGCTGCAATACTTAAAGGTGAAATTACAAAAGATATAAATAAAGAAAAAGATCAATTAGCCGCAGAGCTTACAAAAAAAAGAATACAAGTAGCAGATAAACAATTAGCCGGCAGTAATCTAGATGACATTGCGGCTGAATATAGAAAATCACAATTACCTTTAAAAGGACAAACTCTATTCACTGAAGCTAATAGAGCAGGAACAGAAGTTGACGGAATACTTTCAACCAAACAAGTAGATGAGTTTTTAAATGATAACCCAACGTTAACAGAAGCAGACTATATAGAAAAAGTGCAGAAAGATAGACTTGCAAAAGGTGAGGCTGTTTTACCTGAAGGAAACTATGTAGTTGGTGGTAGAATAGTTCACATAAGTGACGGCGGACTTGTAGATAGATTTGTATTTTAGGAGTAAATAATGGTTACTCTTGTAGACACTAGATTAAAAAGTGCAGAAGATAATAACAAAGTAGGCACATTAGAATCTATATTATCAGGTGTTGCGTCAGGATTAATTGCAATACCAAAAGGTTTCTTTTCTCTTGGCGGTACATTACTAGATCTTGGTGTTGATAAAAATAGAGCAGCAAGTGTTGAGGCATTTTTTGACGATCTTACAGAGTTTGACGAAAAAGCAGAAGCAACAGCAGCTGGTAGAATTACAGAAGCATTAGTAAACATAGGTATACCTGCAATTAGAGGTATGAAAATAGGTGCACAACTTGCAGAAGATGCAATGCGTGCAGGTAGAAATAATAAATATTTTAAATTAACAAATCCTAATCTTAAAAAAGGTGTTGATAAAGCACTAGAATTAAACGCACGTGGTAACACAAATAAATTTATTGCTGGTGCTTTAGGTGGTGGTGTAGCTGAAGCTATATTTGTTGGTGATGTAGAACAACTTGGTACATTTGGAGACTTTGTTGGTGGCCCTACAGCTATTGATAGATCAACAGACGATGATCCTACAAGAGAATTATTAAACAGAGTTAAGTTTGGCACAGAAGGTGCATTGTTTACTGGTTTGATTGGTGGTGCAGGTAAAGTTGTTAAAAAACTTACAGATAGAAATAAACAATTAGATGTAGCAAACTCTAAACTAGATGCTTTTATAGATAAAATTGCATCAGGGTTCAGGGCACGTAGTGGTAAGACTCAAGAGTTTTTTGATATTGAGAGAACATCTGTTGGTGAACGAGCTGCAGATGCTGCAGGCGCTAGAAACATATCTAGAGAGTTAGATCAAGCGATCGACAAAGTATTCCCACCAATGCGTACAGTTTTAAATCAGGCAGAAGCTGCAAAAAGAAAACAAATGCTAACAAAGATAAATGATCTATTGTTATCTGGTGACCCTAAACTAGATGATCTTGGTGTTGCAACATTTGGTAAATTAGATGAAACAAAAAAAGCTGCATTAGTAAAAGAATTAAAAGACATGAAAGTAGATGACCAGGTTGTTGCTGACATACTGGGTAGTTTGTCTACAATAAGAACTAGGTGGTCTGACTTATTTTCTAAATTAGGTAGATCATTAGGACAAAATGAGATTAAAGAATTTAAAACTTTGTTTGGCAATAAATTTAAAAATTATATTGGATCTACGTATGATATATTTCAAAACCAAAGTATATTTCCATGGGTTAGATACAAGCCTACAAAAGAAGCAGTAGATGAAGCTAAAGAAGTATTTAAATCTAGTGCAAGAGAAGCAGGAGAAGAACTTACAGACTTACAGGCAGAGCAAGCTGTTACCAGAGTATTAAGAACTGCAAGACTACCCAAAGGTATTAGAATGGATAAACCGTCTGATGCTATCTTTGAAGTCCCTGGATTTTTTGTAAATAGAACCACATTGGATGAGGTCGTAACAGCTAGAGGGTCTGCACTAGTATCAGCAGGAGCTATAAAAGAAGCAGATAGAAAAGTGTTTGAAAAGTTATTGGGTAAACAAGCAAACCCCATGCAAACTATATTAGGTGGCACAGCTAAACTATCTATGATTACTAGAAGAAATCTTTTCTTTCAAGATTTAATTACTAAAAACAAAGAGCTTATTGCTAATGGTAAAAAGCCTATGTTTGTTGAGACTGCAGATGAAGCAAGACTTGTGTTTGGAGATGACTATCAACAAATAAGAATTGACCAAGCTAAAACACTTAGTGTTGCAGCAAAAGGTGGATCTATAAATCCATTAAATGAATTATACACAACAAAAGGAATGGCTGATGCTTTAGAAAATACTTCTTTATCTTTTGATAAAGCAGGAATGTTGGGTCAATTATATCAAAGTCTTATACTATATCCAAAAGGTTTGTC